TGCTCAGATGGATAATCTTGATATCCGTGAGTTAAGCAAACTTCTCAAGGCAAGAGATTTCACTTCGATGCGCAAGTGGGTTGCCACTAATTCGTCGACGGATGCTAATATGCTTTTCAGAAAGCTGTATGATGTATCCACTGAAACAATGCAATCAGAATCTATTCCAGAACTGGTTTTGATTTTGGCAGAATATCAGTATAAGGCTGCGTTTGTCGTGGACCAGGAAATAAATACCGCTGCTTGTCTAACCAAAATCATGATGAATTGCGAATGGAATTAAAGATCCTTAACCTCCATGGATCTCAGCGAGGTTTAATCAATCGAAATACTAATGCTCCTATCGGCGGTCTAGAAAAGACCGTCGTAGATTTACACAATCTTCTCAACTCTAAAGGCATAGAGTGCTGGACTAATAGCACCAAAGCTGATAGCCTTGAAGGATTCTATTTTGATATTAATCCTCCGCTAGGATCCATGGACTGGAGTTCTAATAAGCGATACAGCATATATGCTCTAAGCATTAAAAATCTTATAGAACGATTAAGATTTACACATGTAATCGTGCATGGAGCAAATAGGCTCGCGCGCGAACTAACCAAACTTGGTATTCCGTTTTTATTCATAGACCATGTTATGGATAAAAGCGTAAACAAACTGTATCACGAAAATCATTTTCGTGATGTTGTTCCCAAGGCAAGGCAAAACGGTTCGCGGTTCTATTCCGTATCCAACTATGCTAAGATTAATATCGAGAAAAGGATTCGTGAACAAAATCTTGCAGAAGGATTTGTGTTTGATGGATTCATAAAGATGCAATATGTTACGGATGAATTGCGTAACATCAATCTTGCTGCTGGTGATGGTTCTGCTATAACTATCGGAAGATGTGATACAAATAAGAATCCTGCTGCCGCCGTATCGATCGCAAAGAAGGCGAATATTCCGCTCAAGATATATGCGATGATGTCAAACTCAAACGCAAAAGAAGTTAAGTATTACGAAACGCGACTAAAGAAACATAGTGATATACTAAAGCTGAATCATGATAGAAGTGACATGCTTCGTGATCTAGCGTCATCATCGTTGTATATATCTACGATTCCGCACGAAAGCGCAGGCATAACTGCGTTTGAATCATTGTGTTGTGGTGTGCCTGTGTTGTTGATGACAAATAACAACGATCATGCCTCACTGATATTCGCACCATCCAATTCTGATTATATCAGATGCATGTCTAAAAATAATCTTGACATGGAATGGATAAAGCGTATAATAGGTCTATCAGAAAGTGAACGACGTAATATACAAAAAGAAGTATATGAATTCAATTCTGGTGACATGGTTGTGTCGAATTTGGTAAACGAACTGAACAAGATGCTACCTTTATCAACATCTAACAATGCTATTATTCGAAGCAGCAACCCTTAATCGGACCTGATAAGAAAGTGGCTAAGAGGATATTATGTAATGAGCAAGAAACCAAAGAATGTAAAGCTGCGTCGCAATGCGACTGCTCGCATAACGCGAGCAATTCCTGCACCAGAAGATATGACAGTTCGTACGATATTTGGTACAAATCAACTTAAGACCAAGCGATGTGAATGCTGCTATGAAACTAAGCTGATTTCTAACTTTTACTTTCGCTCACAGAGCACGTGGAAACCAGGAAACACACATGAGCGCATCTGCTGCCTTTGCTGGGATAAACAGGTAAAGGCTCGCCGCAAAGGCAAAGAACCAGAAGCAATTACTATCATTAGAGACTTGCTGTAATATGACCAAAGAAAATCCCTTCACCTATGCTGATTCCGTAAGCAATACGAAAAAGAACCTGATGAGGGGATCCGCAAACGATGAGTTGGCAGAGAAGGGATATAGTCCCTTCCTTGTCAATAAGGCTATGTCCTACCACCAGGATTCCATACATCATGCCAATTTCATGAATGAATATGGTTTCCTAGATAATAAGTTGCAATATGAATTTTTACTAAATAGCCTCAGGAAGCGTAAACGGTTCGCCAAATGGCACAAGAAAACCGAAGACGCTTCCCTTGAACTGATCATGGAGTATTTTGGCTATGGTCGATCTGAGGCTTTGCAAGCGTTGCGCGTCTTGACCGATGACCAAGTTGCCATGATCGAGAGTTTTCTCGATAAAGGTGGAAGGTAAGATGAATGCAACCGTTGACTCTATGGTAGAGGTCACTTTAAAGACTGCAGAAGATTTTCTAAAGATACGCGAAACCCTGACTCGCATCGGAGTCGCCTCGCGCCGTGATAAAGTATTATTTCAGTCCTGTCACATTCTACACAAACAGGGACGCTATTATATCGTCCATTTCAAAGAACTGTTCGCACTTGATGGTAAGCCGACCAACTTTTCTGATGAGGACAAAGCACGCCGCAATACTATTGCCAATCTACTTGCCGAATGGGAGTTGATTAGTATAGTTGACAGCAATAGAACCAAAGATCCAGTCGCTCCTTTGAATCAGATTAAAATTCTGTCTCATAAAGAAAAGAATGACTGGCAACTGGAAGTGAAATATAACATCGGCAAAAAAAGAGAATAATTTTTGCCGTATGTCAAAGATTTATATTGCGTCGCAATATACGCGATATAAATAAAAATGAGATGCCTTCGGGGTCTCAAACATCAACCTTGCTATAACAGGAGGTAATATCATGGCAAGTTCACTACCATCATCATTTTCATCGTTTGATCCTTTCTCAGTCGGGTTTGACAAGACGTTCAAGCTACTTGCTTCGCATCTTGACGGCATTGGCAAGAACCTTCCAGGTTATCCGCCATACAATATCAAGAAGGTCGAAGATAACAAGTACGTCATCGAAATGGCTGTTGCTGGTTTCGCAAAGACCGATATCGAAATCACGATGGATAATGGTAAGCTGACCATCGCTGGTAACGTCCGCGATGCTAACGATAATGATAATGCACAAGCGTATTATTTCTACAAGGGAATCGCCGAACGCGCATTCACACGGCAGTTTACTCTTGCTGATTCTGTAGAAATTAAAGACGCTCACTTGATGAACGGCATTCTTAAGGTAATGTTGGAAAACATTATTCCAGAAAGTAATAAGCCTAAGAAAATCGAAATCAAGGACTAACATGAGGGGGCAAGTCCCCCTCTTACTCTTTCAGGAAACTAAAATGATTAAGAAAATTGCACAAAAGATTGCACACTATAGACGCGCACGCCAAGCAATATTAGAACTATCTCGTTTGTCAGATCGCGAACTTAGCGACCTTGGTATTACTCGTTGTGATATTCCACGCATCGTTTATAAATTGAACTAAATAGCCTCGTCGTAATCTAACGCGGAGGCAGTCATGCAAATCACATTTGATCAGCTTAATGACTTCTTCGAAGATACAGATGAAGATATTATTGACGCCTTTGTGAATCCACTTAATGATACCTTCGAAGAATTTGAAATAAACAATCCTAAACGTATCTCTATGTTTCTTGCCCAAGTGGGTCATGAATCTGGTGGTCTTAGGCATCGCAAAGAAAATCTAAACTATTCTGCACAAGGGCTTAATAAGATATTTCCAAAGTATTTTATTCGTGCTGGCAGAGACGCAAATCAATACGCAAGAAATCCAGAAGCAATCGCCAACGTAGTATATGCTAATCGTATGGGCAATGGCGATGAAGATTCTGGTGAAGGATTTAAGTTTCGTGGTCGTGGTCTTATTCAGCTAACTGGCAAAACAAACTACTCTGCTTTTGCTGAGTTTATGGATATGGATCTTGATGCAGTAGTAGATTACTTGGAAACAGAAGAAGGTGCAGCAATGTCTGCTGGCTGGTTCTGGGATTCAAGAGACTTAAACAAATGGGCAGATGCTGGTGATATTGTAAAATGTACACGTTTGATTAACGGTGGTACGATTGGTCTTGCTGATCGTAAGAAGCATTATGAAGAAGCCCTTCATATCTTCGGAGGTTAACAATGCCAAATTTTTCAGCAACTAATCCAGATCCAGATGCAGAACCAACACCACCTGCATCAGTAAGAATCATGGAGTCACCAGACTTCACGCCCAAGACTTCTCGTCTTGACACACCATCTTCTTCTGGCGGAAAATCAGAAGCAGCACAACTCGCAGAGATTGAGTTTGAAAAAGAAAAGTGGAAAGCAGAACAAGCAAAACAGAATGAAGACTGGATGAAATCTAAGTGGCGTCCTGCCATGGGATGGCTTTATATGGTTATTTGTTTCTGTGATTTCGTTTTGTTTCCAGTTATTTCTATGTTCTTACCAATAATTATCAAGATGCAATATGTAGCGTGGAAGTCTATCACGCTTGATAATGGTGGTCTTATCCATCTAGCATTTGGTGCTATTCTTGGTATCACTGCGTTTGGTAGAACACAAGAAAAGATACAAAGTAAAACAAAGTAGGAGAAAATGTTATGAACAATATTATGATGGTGCGATTGATTAATGGTGAAGAACTCATTGCGAAGGTCCAGTTGGCTGACGATATGCTGCAGATCATTAAGCCAGCTGGCATCGTGATGCAGGGCGATCCTTCAACGGGTCGCGCTCAAATGGGTCTTGTTGACTTTTTGCCAATGGCAGCAAAGAAAGAAATATCTTTGCATGTTAGCAAGATTCTATTCACATATCAACCTATGACGGATGTTGAGAATGCGTATAATTCAATGTTTGGTTCTGGACTAGTGGTTCCTTCAAAATCGATCTTGACACCGTAACACTTTTATTATAGTATGATGGTATGAAATTTTACACAAACGCTCTCGAATACGGCAACAACATACTTGTTCGGGGATATGACGATGGTATCCCATTCTCCGAACGTGTTCCTTACAAACCACGAATGTTCGTTCCTTCCAAGAAACCTAATCCTGGATGGCACGATATTCGTGGTTTACCATTAGATCGTGTCAACTTCGAATCTATGCGTGATGCAAAAGATTTCATCGATCGATATGAAGGCGTCACGAACTTCAGCATTTATGGTTTGCCTCGCTTTATCTATTGTTATCTCAACGAAGCATATCCCGAAGAAGTTGTCTATGATCGCGACCTGATCAACGTAGCCTTCATAGATATCGAGGTTTCTTCAGAGTTTGGTTTCCCCGAAGTCGAGCGAGCCACCGATCCCGTTATATCAATCACGCTCAAGAAGAAAGGCATATTCCACGTCTGGGGATTGCATCCTTATGAAACGAAACGCAATGATGTTTTCTATCATGAGTGCAAGAACGAGAAGGAGTTGCTAGTTCGTTTCCTGAGTGAGTGGGCGCATGAAGGATATCCCGATATTGTTTCGGGATGGAACGTCACCTTCTTCGATATTCCTTATCTGTATAATCGTATCAAAGCAGTTCTTGGTGAAAGTGATGCTAATCGTTTGTCGCCTTGGAAAATTGTGCGATCACGTCAGGTGCGAACCAAGTTCAAAGAGCAAACGGCAATCAACATTGGCGGCGTTGCTACTCTCGATTATCTTGAGATGTATCAGAAGTTCACATACACTCAGCAAGAATCATATCGTCTAGATCATATTGCTTTCGTTGAACTCGGTGAACGTAAGCTAGATCACAGCGAGTATGATACGCTGCATGAGTTTTATTTGAAAGACTTTCAGAAGTTCATCGACTACAACATTATAGATACTGAACTTGTTGAGAAACTTGATGACAAGATGAAACTTATTGATATGGCTCTCGCGCTCGCGTACGACGCGAAGGTCACATTGATAGACGTATTCACTCAGGTTCGTATGTGGGACGTTATCATTCACAATCACCTATGGAAGCAAAAGATTGCCGTTCCTACGGTCGTGAAAGGTAAGAAAGAAGAAGCATACGTTGGTGCATTCGTCAAGGATCCGCAGATCGGCGGGCATAACTGGGTTATGTCTTTCGATCTAAACTCATTGTATCCTCATCTTATCATGCAGTATAATATCAGCCCCGAAACACTACTGCGTGATGGCGGTGGTTATGCTGTGAAAGAACCAATCACGGTTGATTAACTGCTTGATGGCTATACGCCAGAAGTGCCTGAAGGTTATGGTCTTGCTGCTAATGGTGTGTTCTTCAAGAAAGATAAGCAAGGATTCTTGCCTGAAATCATGGAGCGTATGTATAAAGATCGCGTCGTGTATAAAGATAAGATGATCGATGCACAAAAGAAGTATGAAGCGACTAAAGATAAGAACGAAAAGAATATGTATTCCAAAGACATATCGCGCTTCAAGAATATGCAAATGGCAAAAAAGATTCAGCTGAACTCAGCTTATGGCGCGATCGGCAATCCATTCTTCAGATTCTTTGACATTGAACAAGCGACTGCTATTACTCTTGGCGGTCAGTTATCTATTCGTTGGGCTGAGAATGAAATCAATAAATATCTCAATAAACTATTGAACACAAAGGACGAAGACTATGTTATCGCTTCGGATACGGATTCGTTGTATATCACTTTTGATAGACTTGTACAGAAAGTGTTTAAGTTTCGAGGATCGATCAAAGATAATCCTCATGTATCGCGAGAAGACGTCATTAACTTTCTGGACAAGGCTGCTCGCGAGAAGTTTGAACCTATTATTGATAAGATTTATTCGGATCTTGCTGTTAGGATGGAAGCATTCGCGCAGAAAATGAATATGAAGCGCGAGGTCATCGCGGATCGTGGCATCTGGACTGCCAAGAAACGCTATGTTCTAAACGTGCATGATTCTGAAGGCGTTAGGTATGCTCAACCAAAACTAAAGATAATGGGCATCGAAGCAGTGAAGTCGTCGACTCCTGCTATATGTCGTGAAGCTATTATCGAGACGATGAAGATAACTATGTCTGAAGACGAAAAGGCTGTTCAGAAATTCATCGCAGACTTTCGACAGAAGTTCAATCAGTGTTCTTTTGAAGAAGTATCCTTCCCGCGTTCTGTTCAGAATCTAACTAAATACGCTAACGAAACAAAATCCATTCCGATTCATGTTCGTGGCGCTTTGTTGTTCAATCGCAAGATACGCGATCTGAAACTGCAAAAGAAATACGAACAGATTAAGGATGGCGAAAAGATTCGCTTCTCTTATCTTAGAATGCCGAATCCACTGCATGATAACGTGATCTCTGCGCTCGGTGGATTGCCTAAGGAGTTTGGTATCGAGGACTATATTGATTATGATACGCA